AAAAGCGCGGCGGTAATCTGCTGAGCCATCGGGTTTTGTCCGATCTGCTGAGCAATCTTGGGATCTTGTCCGAGCGCCATGTGCACAGCGATGTGCGCCTCGTGATCCTGATACATAAACGCTTTGAGCGGCTTGCCCGTCATCACATCCATGTTCTCAGTGATCGGATCACGCGGTTTGGCGTCGTCAGCCAACGGAACAATCTTGTCTGCGTTCCGCACGCCCAACGTCTCGATCATCTGCCGATGGAGATACGGCAAGTCATAGAGTTGCGGCGCGGTCTGACTAAGTTGAAGGACGGCTTGGTACTGCACGACCTTCTGCGACATGGTTGACGCATTCGGGTCTGATACCGGGATCACATCAACGTCGTCGTAGTCTTCTTTCTTCGCACGACGGCTGCCGACTTCCGGCTCGTAGTCATACTCTCCCGGCGTGTTGTCGCGGATGATCCCTGCGAGGAGCTTGAACTCCTGCTTCATCGCGTAATACACACGTGCCTGCACCGCCGTCATCACCTTGAGCACACGCTCAAGCACAGCGAGTGTGGTACCGACCGGAGCCTGCGAAGACATATCCGAGATCTTCAGATCCGACACCGCAGCGAAGCGGCGTCCTTCCTCGACCACACGATCCATCAACTGAGCGAGGGTCTGACTTGGTTCCTTGTATGGCAGCGGCAGGATGTTGTCGCGGATCGCACCCGATGGGATATCTACGTCTCGGAACTCGCCCGGAGCAATGGGAGTATCGTCTCCCTTAATCCGCAGTCCTCTAGATTTGAGACCTCCCGGTAGGTTAGAGAGGGTTCCTGCGTCAATGAGTTGACGAAGGAGCGAGGTGGCCGCCTTACTATGTCCCCCGATGAGGTGGATGAGACCGAAGTAGTAAAATCCAAATCCCGGTATGTATCCGTAGTGTACGAAGTGTTGCCGCCTCGCCTTGAGCTTGTCATCTTCCCTCCAGTTACGTCGGATAGCGAGAATGGTTCCAGTGCCTTTCTCGATGGTTACTACGTATGGAAGAGCTATCCCAGTCTCGTTGTTATCTTTGTCAACGTCCGGGTATCCCGGCAGGTCGATGTTGACGTGCATCTCAAGCAACTGGAACCGGTCGTCCATGCTGGCTGAGAAGCCCTGATCTTCTGCCTTTTGCTTCTCCACCTCGTCCATGACGCGCATGGGTTCGCCCAAGTCCACATCACGATAGAACCCAGCGTACTGAAGCTTCTTCAGTTCATTCTTCGTCTTACGCATCCGGTGCGTAACACGGTCAGCCGTCTCTAAGTTAGCAGCGCCATACGGCACCACCATATCTTCGGCTGGAATATAAATCGCGGTTTGACGGTCGAGGCTAGGATCAAAGTACACCTTCTTAAAGGCGTTACCGGCGAGGGCTAGGCTCAGAAGAAGACGCTCATGCTCAGGCCGATACTCCTTCATGACCTCGGTCAGTTGGTAGTTCATGTCATCAGCGACACGAATAGCCGAGTCTTTCTTCTCCGGAGTCTCCTTGCCCACGATCTTTGTCTTGACCGGCCCCATCGCCGGGAACACTTCCATGATCGTCTCGGATTGGAACTTGACCGCGCTCTCCATAAGCAGTGGGTGGAACACACCACACGCACCCGGCCACGGCTCTGTTCTTTCCTCGTATCGGATACCGAGGATCTTCAAACCTTTGACGTAAGTATCGAGCCAATCTTTGCGTGAGGACAGGTCTTGCTCGTAGTTACCAATCAGTTCTGAAGAAAGGAGTTGGAGTTCGTTCTCATTCATGAACTCGGCGAGGTTGGCGTCGAAGTCCTCTGCACGAGGCTCATCCTTCACCATCTCGATCACCATGCCATCAACACCGATGGCTACACTCTCCGGGTCCTCGATCATGATCTCAATCGGCGCTTCTTCAGCGGCGAGAGCGTCCAGACCCAACGGAGCCTGCATTAAACTTTTATCGACGGCCATTTAGAATCTCCTAGTAGTACGACTCGCGTCTGTGGCTTTTGAACCACTTCGTCGGCTCTGGCTCATCAGAAGGTAGGCGTATAAACCCGCCTTGCCTAAAGCGAAGAAGAGCAAGGGTAGTAGAGTCAACCAAATCGTCGTGTGTGCCACTTGGGAAATCATTGCATTCCTCCACGACCTCCCACGCCCACCGACGGTCTGGCACCCAGACTATACCAGCGGCAAAGAGATCGGATACTGCATTTACACGGGATATCTTGTCCTGTCCCTTACCCGGCGTGAACTCGGATAGCGGGACACCCATGCGCCTCATCTCCTGATAAAGCGCCGCCCCGTTGGACTTTTTCTCAACAATAAAGCTATCCGGCTGCCACTCCTTGTACTCCTCTAACACCAGCGCCTTTAGCTCTGGGAACTCCAGTCGCTGCTTGATGGAGTTGAGGAGGATTATGTTGTGGTTATTAGTCTCTTCATTAAAGAAGACCCCCCACGTGGTAAGGGCATTAAAGTCTGACCGGTTCGTTTTCTCTTGGGCAGCGTCCAAGGACATGATGATGAACTCGCACTGCGGCGGGTTCTCTGCCTCCCACACCTGCCACCACTCACGTTTAATGAGCGCACCCTCTTCGGATGTCGGCTGCTGCATGTACTGGGCCTGCCAATACCGCACATCCATACTGGCCTTTTTAGCTAGTAGTTCTTCTATCTGCCAGAACTCAGGCCATAGCGGTTTCTCATTAAGAATGGCCGGGAACTCGACCACTTCCCACTGATCTGCCTCTTCCTCGCGGGTCATGTGATCCACGATTTTGCCGGTCAAGTCCATCTTGCTCCACCGGGTCATCACCACGATGATCGCGCCACCGGGCATCAGTCGCTGGACCGGTCCTGATTGGAACCATTCCCAAGCCGGTTCAAAAACGTCTGTGCGACCTTGTTTAGCTTCCTGTTCTGAGTGGGGATCATCAATAATGAACAGATCAGCGCCTCGACCAGCAAGAGCACCGCCAACACCGATAGCAAAATACTCGCCATTAAAATTAGTACCCCATCGAGAAGCAGATTTAGAGTCAGCTTGCAAAGAGACGTTAGGGAAGATGTCACGGTAGTTCTCCGATCCCACCAAGTTTCTGACTCTTCTACCGAAGTTCACCGCCAAATCCGCCGTGTGGGAGGCCATGATGACCTTCTTCTGGGGGTATTTGCCCAAGAACCACGCCGGGGCGAGGTAGGAGATCATCTCGGATTTGCCATGACGGGGGGCGATGTTCACGATCACCCGTTTTTTCTTCCCTTCGGCAATTTCCTCGAAGATTTTCGCTAATTTCCGGTGGTGGGGACCCACTTTGTAGCCGGGATACACGTGATTGATGAAATCTAGGAAGGAGTCTTTGCCTAATTTCTGTGTGATCTGGCTTTGGTAGGCTTTTAGGAGTTCAGCAACGCGCCGTTTCTCCTTATCCGGCATCGTCGGGAGGGCCGATTTGAGCTTTTGCAGGTTTTCAGGCGTGATTTGGAAGTTCATGCGACGGGATATTCCTCGTCTACGTTCCAATTTGCTAAAACCGGGCTATGACACTTGATACAGAAGATCCTGCCGTCGATGGACAAGAAAAACCCCACGCTATCACACGCCCCACAGACCATGACGGCTACATCTTCCTCGTCGCCACCCGTTTTTTCCGGGGTTTTGACCTTCTTTTTCTTAAATCCGACCACGTCACCCATGATCAACCCCACTTTTGCCCGTTCCATCATCGACAACCTTGTACTCAATTCCTTCCAATACCGACATTAGCTCTTTTTCGACTTCTTCGATGGGCTTAACTTGATGAGTAATCTCGCTACGCTTCTTGAATGCGTCTACTCCGTCAACCTCTCCAAGCGCCTTCAACGCCTGAATGCGGGTTTTACTGTCCGGTGCGAGTTCCAACTCTGCCAACAAGCCGTTAATCACCACGTTCTTCAGTTCAATCAGATCTTCAACGACCTGAAAGTTCAATCGGGTGACGAGTCCGGCGAGGGTAGCTTTAGTTGAGTCTCTGAGTAGCTCGAACTGGGGCCGGGTCTTCGGGTCTTTTATAAGCTGCACAGCAATCTGTTGAGCCTTATCCAGATCTTCCTCTGTCGGAACGACCGGCTCGCCCGTCAAGTTGCTGATTTCAAAGACAGTTCTAGCGATCCCCTGCAACTCATCGTGAGGGGTTAACTCCGGCAGAGCGTCTGCAGAGTTCTTAGGAAGGGGGATGCCCTCCTCAATTTCCGGCACTAGCGGTTCGCGGTCCATTCTGTCTCATGCATGGGGCTTGGCCCAAGTTGTGAGCTATATACCACAGAAAAATGTATGGAACCAAATTTAAAGCCGGGGGGGTTTCTATATAGAGAGGGGTGGGGGTCGA